AAGGTAACAGGTGTAATTGGACAAGAAGATGTCACGTTAGAAAACGCGGCAACTGAAGCAACCTTACTTAAATTGCTCAAGGCGATGGGGTCCAAAGGCGATGGCGGCAGCAAAGGCAGTGGTGAAGAATCTAAAAAACAATTAGCGGCACTAGCTAAACAGTCTGGCAAAACTACTAAAGAATTAGGAGAGTTAGAAGAGGCTGCAGACAATGTAGGTAACGTTTATATCCGCGGCATGGGCCAAATTGCAAATGCATTTAAAGGTCTAACAGGCGAACTATTAACAGGTGGCGACAGAATAAGTGACTTTACTAGTCATGTTGCTGGTGCGTTAGAATCTATTCCAATTGTTGGAGGACTAATAGGCGGAATAGGGCAACTACTTGTTTCAACAATAGATAACCAAATTGATACGTTTAGAGATTTGTCAAAAGTAGGTATCGACTTTGGTGAAAACTTGTACGAAGCATCTTATATGGCAACTAAAACAAGTTTAACTATGGAACAGTATTCGGGAGTGATCTCATCGAACGCTGAGATGTTAGCAAAACTTGGCAGCTCAGCTGGCAGTGGAGCAAAAGCATTTACTGGATTACTGCAGGGTGTAAGTAAAAACTCTAAATTATTCCTCCAACTGGGCATGACTATGGAAGAAATTAGTGAGTATACAGCTGACTATGTAACCCAGCAACAGCGACTTGGTCGAGGTGAACGGTTATCTAGTAAACAGACATTAGCCTCTGCTCAAGCATATATTAAAGAAGTTGACAAACTTGCAAAAGCAACTGGTAAGCAACGTGATGAAATATCGGGAGCAATGAATGAGGTATCTAATGATAAGCGATTAAAGGGTGTACTAGCTGGATTAGACGAAACAGCTAGACTAGCAGTAACAAGTACAGTTACTATGTTATCTGCACGTGATGCTGAACTAGGTGAAGCTGTTAAAGAAATGATTGCTATGGGCGGAGTACCATATAGTGAAGCGGCAGTGGCACTTTCTTTATTAAACCCTGGAATTGCGGCAGCAACTAAAGCATTAGGTGACGGTGTTCCTGGCGCGGCGGATATGCTGACCACAGAAATTGAAAAAGCTAGACAGACTGTATTAAAAATGTCAAAAGCAGAATTAGATTCGTTAGCAGTACGTGCGGCTACGGGCGAGCAAGTTGCGTTAACAACGCTCAGTGTGCTTGGCCTTGGTAATTTAGTAGAATCAGTGACGGCAGCACAGATTGAGCAAGCAAAAAAACAAAAAGCAATTGACGAAGGGCGAGCACAAACTGTATTAGACTTTGAGCAAACAATAACAGACACAAGAAACGCAATGAAAAGCGCACTGATTGATAGTGGTATTTTTGATACTGTTACTGTGATAATAAAGAGTATAAGTGATAAGTTTGGAGAGTTAATGGATGAGGGCGGTGGAATTAGTAAAATTAAATCAGCCGCTGTGTCCTTTGGAGAAACAATAACAGGCTTGATGGAATCCTTCCAAAAAGGTACCTTGATGGAAGACATAGGAAAATACCTAGGCGACGGATTAAGTAAACTCGGCGAGTTAATAGCTCCTCACATATCAACAGCAATGTCAGGTCTAATGAACATAGCTAAAGATGTTGTATTTGGTAAGAAAAAAATGGAAATGGCAGGTCCTGCAGGTCAAATGGCAGCAACAGGCGAACGCGAAGGCGGCGCATTAAGTAGTTTCCTAGGCTTGCTTGCAGGACCAGCTCTTTTAGGTGGGCTAGGTGCATTAGGAGCAATACTAGCTACTGGTGCTGTGTTTCTTGGATTTAAAGCACTTACTACAGTGTTTAGAATGTTTGCAAATGGCCCAGTAGCAATTGGTGCGGCAGTATTTACTGCAATGCTTATTGGTACTGGTGCGGCAATAACACTTGCAGGAAAAGGCATCGACTTAGCCGGAGACGGTGTTGAAAAGATTGCCGCAGGTGTTGAACTAATGGCTAACATGAAGGGAGCCGCAAACTTTGCAGAAATTGCTACATCATTAGGCTTACTAGGACCTGCACTAATAAGTCTTACTAAGGGCGGAGTACTAGAATCTATTACTAGCTTCTTTGGTTCTAGTTCACCTTTCACTACACTAGTTGAGGGTATTAACCAGTTTGAAAAAATTGATGCAACAGCTATTGAGAATGTAAAATTAAGCGGAACTGCATTAGAAGGGTTGTCAAAGTTTGGTAAAGATTTAGACGTTAGTAATTTAAAACTATATGCTGATCAAATGGAGCGCCTTGGTAATGCTTTTGAAAAAATGAACGACGAGCTAACTAAAGACAACAGTTGGATACCGTTCTATAAAGGCAGTAACGCAGGTAATACAACAATGCCTAGTGCTGGCGGCGCCGGAACAGGTAGCTCAGATCAGCTAACCCTACTAAATACTAACATAGACAAGCTATTAACAGAAACCGAAGCTATCAGAAGAAACGGCAAGAAGTTAACAGATCACACACTAAGTAACTAGATTAATTAGGAAACAACATGAGTTGGAAGAAGCATTTTACACCTGTACAAACAGGCGACAATATGGGAGGAAGCTATTCACCGTTAGGCGGTGGAAAGTATAACGGCGGAACTCCTGGGCCTGCAAGAACTAATTACAGTTCTTACTTACCGGATGTATATGTAGGAAGTCCTAACAGAGTTGAACGTTACGGCCAGTATAACACTATGGATATGGATTCAGAAGTTAATGCGGCACTTGATATTCTAGCAGAGTTTTGTTCGCAACAAAATACTAATAACAGAACTCCTTTTACAATAGACTTTAAAAAGAAATCTACAAACACTGAAACTACTATTATAGCGCAGTACTTACAGCAATGGTGTAAGTTAAACAAATTTGAAACACGTATGTTTAGAATATTGCGCAATGTGTTTAAGTATGGAGATCAGTTTTTTGTAAGAGATCCAGAAACTAAAAAATTATTCCACGTAGACAGTGCAAACGTAACACGTATCATTGTTAACGAAAGCGAAGGTAAAACACCTGAGCAATATGTTATTAAAAACTTTAACTTAAACTTTAGAGATATGGTTGCAACTACTCCGCATGTTACAAGCGGAAATATTAATGGCGGCGGCGGTACACAAGGCGGCCAAGTGCGCGGCATGGTAGGTAATGCTCCACAAGGTGCTGGTAACCGTTACACTACAGAAGATGGAGAACTATCAGTTAACGCTGAAAACGTTATACATTTAAGTTTAAGTGAAGGACTAGATCAAAACTATCCGTTTGGTAATAGTTTGTTAGAAACAGTTTTTAAAGTATACAAGCAAAAAGAATTACTTGAAGATGCAATTATTATCTATCGTGTACAACGTGCTCCAGAAAGAAGAGTATTTTATGTTGACGTAGGTAATATGCCAAGTCACTTAGCAATGCAATTTGTTGAGCGTGTAAAAACAGAAATACATCAAAGACGTATTCCTAGTGCAACTGGCGGCGGCACCAATGTAATTGATAGTAGTTATAATCCGTTATCAATTAACGAAGATTATTTCTTTCCACAAACTGCTGAAGGACGTGGTTCAAAAGTTGAAACATTACCAGGCGGAACTAACCTTGGAGAAATTGATGACCTTAGATATTTTACTAATAAGCTCGTACGTGGTTTACGAATCCCTAGTAGCTACTTACCAACGGGAGCAGACGATAGTGCGGCACAGTATAATGACGGCAGAGTGGGCACGGCATACATTCAAGAACTTCGTTTCAACACGTACTGCGAACGATTACAAAACTTAGTAGTTGAAGAACTTAATCAAGAGTTCAAACGTTACATACTTGAAAAAGGCGTAAACGTAGACACTGCAATGTTTGATTTGCGTTTCCAACCTCCACAAAACTTTGCAAGCTATAGACAAAGTGAAATTGATAATGCTCGTGTACCAACATACACACAAATGAGTGCTATACCTTATATTTCTAATCGTTTTGCGCTTCAACGATTCTTAGGACTTAGTGCTGAAGAAGTAGCAGAGAATGAACGTATGTGGAAAGAAGAAAATGACGAGAACTTAGATCCAGCTCCGTCGGATGCTGAAGGTGAAATGAGAACTGCCGGTATTAGTGGCGCAGGAATAGCAGGCGACATGGGCAGTATGGAAGACGAAGCACCAGAAGAAGGATCACCAATTGAAGGTGGTATGGACACAGGTGCTGATCCAACAGCAGGAGGCGATGCAGGGGACGCAGGTAATACTGGCGTAACTGTATAAATACTATTATGATACTACGTGAATTATTTTATTTTGACAAAGAGACTGTCGAACCAGTCGAAGACAAGCGTTACGAAGCTGACCTTGATGACTCCCCTGTAGATTTAGACGATACACGTAAAACTAAATTGACACTACGCCAGATTAACCGTGTAAGAAAAGCCGCAGAGCTACATACTGAAGAGCAAGCAAAAGAAT